TTATTGACCGTGTCATTCTTTGTCAATTTATAGCCTTTTGTTTTAAGCAGACTTATCATTTGACTAATACCACTTGATTTGACAGTTTTTCTTCTGAATCATCAATAGTACCATCTTCATCAGTATCGTAATCAGCCTTTATTGTAGTCAACTCACTTTCGTAGTTTTCCTTAAAGACTAAGTATGATTCGTGATAAATATCATCAGTATCAGCATCTTGTCGTTTAGACATACAGATTAACTCTAAGCACTTGGTCAAATGAAGTTCTTTCACTTGAGCAGTTGTTAAGAATAAATCAATGTCTAACCCTCTATTACGTAACTCGTTCTTGATAATGTCATAAGCACGATCAATATAAGTTGTGTAATCAAGATAAACGATACCAAACCCAGTAGATGAATCCACCGCATTTGATACCGCACCGAAACCGAATGTACCAGTTGAATCAGTATAAGAAGTAACAGTCGCATCAACACCAGCATTATCACCAGTAATAAAGCCAATAGTAGCACCAACTATCTCTGCTTGAATCAAGTCCGTTAAACGGGCAGATACAAGTGTTGTAGTTGAGCCACTGTCAGCCTTTTCATAGTGATCAGCCAATATTGGTAGTGCCGCAATTATGTCCGCATTTTTAAGCACCCAAGCCATTGTTATACCTCGTCAAAACACGCCAATTCTTTCATAGAATCGAAGTGTCCTTTCTTAGATAAAGTAATGATGTCATACTTTTTATAAGTATAGATACCACCATCAATGCCGTGAGAGCCATCACGAAGTGCTTTCAATTGATATTTAGCAGAAGTCTTTTTAGCATCTGCTTTTTTACTTACTGCCTTTGTCATTTGATTAAACTCCAGTTAATACGCGAAGTGCGTTCTGATCGATAACGCCATACTTCAAAATTCCATGCCAACCTACGTTAATTTTTCTATTTAAATTATCATTACCCTCAGCAATAACAAGCATTGGATTCATAGCAACAGCCTTACCAAGTGCGTTCATACCGAAACAAACAGCAGTACCAGCCGTAACATTAGAATCTTCAACAATAGTAAAACCCTCTAAAGCACCAACGATGCCAGAAGTCGCTTGACCAATATCTGTGTTTTGAGCAATAGTAATGTAATCACCTTTAATATCAGATACTTGAGCTGGATTAACAAATGCTACAAAACGACCATCTGGGAACTTAGCGATACCAGCGTTAGCCAAAGCAGTATATGCTTCACGTAAGTCTAGGTTATCTAAAGTACCAGCAGTATCAGCAGCGATAGTATTAGTACCAGCTTCAAGAGCAGCAAGACCTAACTTGTCGGTTGTTTCACCAAGGTTTACACCAACTAATTCAGCAGATGCTAAGTCAGCTTTACCAGCAGTAGCAATATTAGCCAAGCTAGTTGAAGTGATTACCGCACCATATTCAGCCATAGTTAAAGTAACTTTGGTGTCAGTCATTGTTGTTGATGTTGCTTCAGTACCGTCAGTTAGTGGCGTAGTTGCCGCCGACATACGTGAGAATACAGTGAAAGCAATTGATGAAGCCATATCGTCTTGACGAATAGTAGCGTAAGCATCAACTTTGTTGTAAGAGTTACCAGATACGATAACCGCTTGATTCATTAAATCTACTACCGAATCCGATAGTAGTGATTTAGTATTTACAGCCATTTTATTTCTCCTAAGAAATTATAATTCATTCTGGAGTGCGTATAGTTCAGCCATAGTTTTAGCGGATTTAACTCGTTCACCAACATCTAATGATGCTCGGTTTGAAGTCGCATCTACTCTCTTTGGTTGTACATCGCCACCAGAAAATAAGTAAGGTTTATCACCTTTTAATTGTTCAATAAATGTTGATTGGTCAAAGTCATCAGTAGCACTTGCTTGTGCTAATAAATGTTTGAAGTAATCAGCATCTTTGATACCATTTTCAGTAACAACTTTCTGGACTGCCATATCAGCAACCATCATTTTGTTATTACTTTCCAAGCCATCAATTGTACTATTCAATGTTTGAATCAACTCTGCCGCCTTATCCAAATCGGACTTGTTGGCTTCATCTGTTTCACGTTTAGCATTGATTAACTCTCGTGCTTGTTCGATTGAATCTACACCTAATATGTCTGCCAGTTCAGTCTTTGCTCGGTTCGCACCTTTGCTAAAGCCTTTGTCTATTAGTTTATCAAGTTTAGATTGTGATATAACCACCTCATTTTCAGTCTTAGGAGTTTCGACTTGTTCCGTTTGCTCGTCAGCCATTTGAGTTTACCTCTTTTTATAAAAAGTAGTTTAATAATAACACTATCTTGTTGTTTTTACAATATATTTGCCTAATTTTTGTTTCAACATTTCTTTCTGTGTCTTATCCAAACCAAAGAACTTACGCTTATAAGTTACTTGGTTTCCGAAAGCCTTTGTACTTTCATTGCTATTTGGGAAGTGTAATCTAACACCACCAGCAATCTTCTTACGATCAATAGCGTGAAGCATAGTACCAGTTTCAGTTAGATTAACTGTACCAGTCTTATGATAAGCCTTTGAATATGCTTTAAATGCTTTTTTGTTTCTATCTCTACCAGATTGGGTTCGTTTAATAATACCAACAATAATACTTTCAGCAATTGAATACAGTTTAGTATCAGCGTTCTTAATACGCTTACGATACTTGCCCCAATTAGGCGTTTTAGTTACCTTTATACCCACTATCTTCCGCTTCTTCAATACTCATTTTATAGAATCTATGACGGCAGTTATAATGCCTATCTTGGTCGTTTTCTATACGACTCTTATCACTATCGTCATAATATCTATTACGCTTTAATACATTTCGGCAGAATCGTCTAGTGCGACCATCATTAACGCCCACATATACCCAAACACCCTCGTCAATATCTGCTGCCCTTAAATCAATCACTTCTTGTTGGAAGTCTTTAATCGCTGTTCGAGCATAAGTCTGTGAATACTTAGCAAGGTTAGAACCAGTTAATGTTTCAGCAATACCAGCAGTCATTGTATCTAACGAAGCATCTGAAATAACATACTTGTATAACTCACGCTTAACCGATAAGCCAACATCATCACCAAGCCTAATAAAGAAATCACGCTTCATCTGTTTAAGTATCTGAATCTTTGTGGCATCTTCTACTGTGAAAGCAGTCTTTAAACCACCAGCATCAAACGCTTCTAATGTGCCTTTATAGATTGAATCAAACTGGGTATCAATCAAGTCATTAACTAATGTGTAATAACCTGCTTCTTTTAATGATTCACGCCAAACAAACTCATACTGTAATACATCATTAGTTGATATACCAGCAAGATTAGTTTGTGCTATGCGTTGAACACGCTCAAATATCTTTTCTATCTCACCATCAAACTGACGAATGAACTTATCTATATCGCCTTGTGATTGAGTATATATGGCATCAAGCGTTGGCATTTAATCCAAGTGCTGACATCGTATCAGTCAATGAACCACCAGTCTTAACCTTATTAAGCATCTCATTACGAGCATTGATATTATCATCAACATCAACACGAGCTTCTTCTTCGGTTAAGTCTGGGTTATCACGCATCAATACTTTGTGTGGTGAAGTCAAACCTAAATCAATTGCTTTAATATCAATATCTAATTGGTCTGATTGTGATGCTGGGTAGTTTGGCTCAACGAAATCAACTGTCATTTCACCAGCGATTGTTTGTCCGTAATATTCGGACACTTGACCAATCAATGTAAACAACTCTTTTTCATACATCTTGAAGTCTGCTTGTTGTTCCAGAGTAAATCTATCAAGTTTAAGGTTTTCCATTTGTAATGCGAAACCAGATGATGCTTGGCTTGTCATTCTAAATTGAGATGGACTAACACCATAACTAATAGCCAAGTTGTTTGCTAACTCTTGAGCCACCTTATGTAATTGGTCGTAATTAGATTGTAAATCAAGAACACTAATCTCTGTGTTTTGACCAGTTAGCGTTAGTATGCTTAACGGATCAAGAACTTGTCCGAGCAATTCACCCACATTGTCACCTTTACCAACCAGTTGTTTAAACGATTGTGTTTTGATAATATGGTTTAAAAATGTTAGATGAACTGCCATATCAATTGTACCACCAGTTAAATCATCACCAGTGTATTTATCAAAGAAATCTTCATCACGCCAACCATTATGTAAATAGACAAAAGGTAATACGCCAAATGGATTAACCATTTCTTCATTATCTTCTACCGCTACAATCTTATCTTCACCGTTCTGTTTATCAACATAATAGTGTTCAGTATCAGACCAGTACGCCCAGCGTTCAGTATCATTGTCCTTACCAGTCATTTCTACGAAATAGGCAACCCATTCAACCTCACCTTGATTGTAACCAACCTCTGTTTGGTGTGGCAGTCTTAACATTATCTTTGGTTGTTCTTTATTACTGTCCCAAGATACTTGAATTAACACATCATTAAATGCGTTTACATATCTATTGGCTTGGCTCATTACTTTATTAATACGAAGATTGTTATATAACTCTTGGTTATCTTCATTCTCAAACTCACGATCAACACCAAATGAATAAACATTACTAATAGCGTTTATTACTTGCTTGTAAATATTGTTATTGTCATTGATTTGAACATCAAGTTTAAGTTGAGCAAAGGCTCTGTATATCTGACCTAATTTGCTAATGACTTGATTGTTATAGTTGTCGTTATACATCGCATATCTTAAAGCAAACTTCTTTAACCTATTAGTAGGTGCTGTAAAGACTGTGCTTCTAATATCGTTGCGTGGGTATTTATTTATTATCATTGTTATCCAACCCTCATTCTAATGTTGCGAACCTCTGTTTTGTGAAGTCCCCATTCATATTCTATGTAATATCCCACTGAATCTACCGAGTGAGTTAAGTCTTGGTTGGACTTGTCAACTTCGCCCTTATCATTGTATGACATCTGCTCTAAATCAGTGATTAATTCTTGATTACGCGAACATATCGCTATATTAACATCACCGTTACCATTTCGCAATAGAGAATTGAAAGCATTATTGCGGTCTTGTACTCTTGGGTTTGCTGTTTTAATCTTCATCTTATGGAAACCAGCGTTCTTAATCAAGTCGTAGTTGGTTTGTGCCGTGCCTTGCGACCTTGCCTTTCCAGCAGCATCACCATATATTGTAGCACTCATTAACGCAGCACCAAGATTAGCAAACTTACTCTTTAAATAATCAAGCGAATCAACTAATGGCTTACCTTTAATAAT